TAACCACCTAATCTGCGGTGAGGAAAAGAGCATATCGACTCACGAGGGTACAAAAGGCTCATAAGGTTTGCTACAGTGTGTTTATGATGGGGGCGAAATAGGTTTCGACATATGGGCCAGTCTACAAAACACAAATGCAAACGATAACTTTGCACCATCTGGATTTGCTCTAGCGGCATAATCACAGGGAGCTGGCCACTTGCTTAGCAACAGAAAAGTGGCACATTAATTCAAATAAAGAAAGGAAAAAGGATGTCTAAATTTTTAACTACAACAGCACTAGTATTTGTTGCGGGTTCTGCAATGGCTGCTGATATGACAGCAACAGTGACAGTAGATATCGAAGAGAACGCAGCAGAAGATTGGGGTGCAACCACATCTTTTGACCTAGGACTTTCAGCAGCTGCAGGCGCAGGTCGTATGGACTTTGTTGTAGATGCTGATGGGGATGTTGCTCTTGATGAGTACGCAATCGGTACAGAAATTTCTGGCGCTACACTATCATTTGGTGACCAAGGAAATGCTTGGATTGACTCAGAAGACGGTGCAACACTAGAAGATCCAGCAATGGCGGAATCATTCATGGTTTCTGCGCAAGGTGCTACAATGGCATTTGGCTGGACAGATATCGGTGCTGACGTAACCGACTTATCAAATGTACAAGGTAAGTACGGTGTGTCAATGATGGAAGGTATGGCTCATGTAGAAGCAGCCGGTGATTACAACTTCAACTCAGAAGAGTGGGTAATCGGTGGCCGTGTTGATACATTCCTAGGCGATGGCTTGGCCGCAGGCGCAGCAGTAACATATGGTTCAGCAAATGAAACTGTTGGTTACGAAGCTGACGCAACTATGGCTGGTATTACAGCATATATCAACGGTGACCAAGACGATATGGCTCAAAACGTTGGTGGTTCATACACATACGATCTAAATGGTATTGAACTAGGCGCAGGTGTTAACTATAACATCGACGCAGAAGAAATGAAGCCAACAGCATCGATCGCGTTTACCTTTTAAGGTAAGATAAACCTACAGAAGAAACTTGGTAGAGGGCGCTTTTGGGCGCCCTTTGATCTATATAAATAAAACTGTATTTAGAATTGGAGGATGACATGTCTTTAAAATTGAAAGAACTTACATGGGCTCATCACCAAGCAGCAGAAAGAAGAGCTTTTGCCAAGATACTCCTAAGCGGCAAAATCGAACCAAAGCTTTACCACAAATTCTTATGTTGTCAGTATTTGAATTACCAAATACTCGAAGCGCATGCAGAAATTCCATCTAATCTTCTTCCTATTCGTCGAGAATCTCGCATTTGGACGGATATTAGAGAACTTGAAACCGAATATGGGTTTCAACCAGATGGCAAATACCCACAATCAGTTGAAGATTACAATAAGCACATTTTAAGTCTAGTTGAAAAACAAGACAATCATGGATTACTTGCTCATATGTATGTTCGCCATTTTGGCGAATTGCATGGCGGTCAAATGATTAAAAAACGCGTTCCAGGCTCAGGTAAAATGTATGAATTTGAGCTAGAAAAAGAATATCTTATCGAAGAGTTTCGTAAACTTCTCGATGACGATATGGCTGATGAAGCTAAAATCTGTTTTGATTTTGCGTCACAGCTATTTGATGAATTGTCGCAAGAAATTGATTGACATTTCTCAACATTTGTAATATATTATTAATATAGTAGCAAAAAGGAGGATAAGGCATGAATACGCAAGAAATTCCTGTGTATGAAGATGTTGAATTTAAACCTGCATCACGAGGAGATCGTATGCTACGAAGTGAGGCGGCTCGAGAGCGACGACGAGGACTTAAACGCGTTAGAGAAAATCGAGTCTTAAATGAATGGGCTAGAGCGCGGAGAGCTAGAAAGAAAAAATGACTTGTTATTTAACAGAAGTAAAGGAGGATCCCCTTAACGGGGACCTCTATATCGATTTTCCACCAGATTTGTTAGAAAGTTTAGGTTGGGAAGAAAATGATGAATTAATCTGGGAGCAAACCGATCACGGATGGTCTATAAGGAAAAATACAGATGCACCCATTATGGATGAAGCTCGAGGATCTAGCAACTAATTTACGTTGCAAATTTGATGAGCATTTTTCAAAATATGATAATCCAAAATATGATGATGGCTTAAAGTTTCCTGGTTGGAGAGATGACTTTTGGACTTCTCCATTAATTCGTAAGGCGCATTTAAAAACTATCGTACCCGAGAATGGTAGAGGACTGTGGCTGATGCATGTAAATGTATTTCCACATGAAGGAATTGAACTACCTATTCTTGGATTTGATATCGTTGCAGGACCTAAAAAGATTACAGGATCATTTATGGACTTCAGTCCATTACATGGCCATCCTCATCCATACCATGATTATATGGAGCAAGCTGTAAAAGATCTTACTTGGCACAAGCAAAGAGAACTTCCACCTTGGGCAAAAGAAATCTTTTCAGAAAATATGATTGCTGTTGGCCAATTACGCTATGATGATGAGTTAGAGCAATTTATTGAAGTCACTACAGATTTGACTGACTATTATTTAGATAATCTTGTTAAAAATGCTTTTAGATCAAATCGTGATACTAAACCAATTTTAAACAAATATTGTATTAATCAAAAAATGAATCCACATTTACATAGATCTATTGAAGCAATGGGCGTTTCCAAAGAGGATAAGAATCGTTATGTAAATGACGTACTATTTGAGGAGATCTAATGGCTTTTTTAGTCCACCCACTTCCACCCGTTTCGGTTTATGTCCGAAAAGAATATCTTTATGATTTAGAAAAAGGCCACGGAGAATTTACTCCTGGAATTTGGATTAGTGTAAAGAGTACACAATACAAAGCATTGTATTTCGAAACACTCTTAACAGATTATGGAGCGTTATATGACAAACTTCCTATCTCAGCTTTTGTTTGGAAAACTGATCACGGCGAGCTTCTTCCGCTTGATGTGTTACAGCTTTGGGATTGTTTTGATTATGACATTACCGTTGTCCAAAAACCAATCTTGTCTAGATGCGAATTTTTTGGAAAAGACAGACGTATGCATGCCGGCGAATATGAATTCACCATCGACAATTGTCACCGCGATTCTTCCGTCATCGACACAAATTTCAGAGAACACGACCCCGAACACAAGTCTTTCAACGTTATACGACTTGACAACGGTCAATTCGCTGCTCAGCCTAATAACAGGGTTCTCTGGAGAGATAGCTCCTTAACACCTGATAAATTATTGCGCCCAGATTTTAAAGTATGTACTCAAAACTACGCGGTTGAAACAGAACCCAAGTGGTCAGTAGGACATACTGATGAATGGCAATATAAAACACGAGAAGAGGAACAAAACAGTTGACAGTTCTAGGATGTTGTGATAAAGTAGATATATCAATTGGTAACACAATTGTGATGCTAGGCGTCCACCGCTATCGAGTAGAAATTCATTATTGCAAAAATTGTGGAAGCCAAAAATCTAGTTCTAACATTAAACACCTAAAGGAGAGCAGTCATGAGTCAAAACCTAGTAAATCAATTTCTGGGTGAGAAAGATGGTCAATCCTTAAAAGCAGAAATCTATTCAGCTGGCCAAGGTTATACTATTAATTATTATATTAATGGTCAATTTATTAAAGAAGAAGCTATCATGGGTCATAGCATCCATTATGTTGAAGATGCTGCAACCAATTGGATTGATGGCATAAAGGTATTAAACGGATAATGATTACACCACCTCGATCACCTGAAAAAGTACATCATGAAATTGCAGGCATGTTAGAAAAAGGCGTTAACTATATTGATGCTTTAGTTGAATATGCTTCTAAAAACGGACTTGAAATCGAGACAGTAGCTGATATTGTCAAAAAATCTTCGATCTTAAAAGAAAAAGTAAGAAGTGAAGCAGTCCAATTGAAAATGGTAAAACGAGATGAGCCTGACATCACAGAGCTATGCTAATGAACAATCGTTTGGTTTATATGTAAATTATCTAGCAATGAAAAAACATTTTACTACTGATAACTTTGATTATCATAAGTATAATGGTAAAATCAGAGCTACATACGATAAGTACAGAACTAGACCAGATGTTTATTTCTTTCATAAACTATCAAAAATGGAGCATCCTCGAGATGTTCTACTTTCAAACATGATTGAAAAACCAAATGCATGGATACGTGACATTGTTGAAGAATCAGGCGAAGCACGCTACTTAGATTGGAAAAGAAGAATCGAATCTCTCGGTTATCTTTTCAAAAGTGAATTGTCTAAGCTCGACGATGATTGGCAAGCAAACTTTGCTACCCCAGACGGTCAACATCCTCTCGTGCTTAAGCTTTTCATTCAAAAACAAATATCGGTTGAAACTTGGACGATACTTACTCACATTGCAAACATTTTTCCCTACTGGGATGAAAATCTTGTTGACAAAATCGTAGCACGTGATATTATAAGATTATCGAAGAAGTATAGACCCTTCCTAGAAATTGACGAAAAAAAGTTTAAGGATATTGTTCGTGAACGCTTTTTCTGATATAAATATATCGTTGGAACAATCCAACATATATTTCGAAATAAACTGCAATACAACGCTATACAAGGAGAATACATATGGCAACGTCATTCGACGCACTTAAAAAATCCCGTTCATCTTCACTTGACAAGTTGAACCAACAGCTCGACAAAATGTCAACAAAGAGCTACTCAGATCCCAACGAAGGTAAATTTTGGAAACCAACCCGCGATAAAGCTGGTAATGGTTTTGCTATTATTCGTTTCTTGCCTGCTCCATCAGGTGAAGAAATGCCATTCGTTCGTACATGGGATCATGGATTCCAAGGCCCAACAGGTCTATGGTACATCGAAAATTCTCTTACAACGATCAATCAAGACGATCCTGTATCAGAGCTTAATTCAAAGCTTTGGAACTCAGGTATCGAATCTGATAAAGATCAAGCTCGCAAGCAAAAGCGTCGTCTAAAGTATGTGTCAAACATTCTTGTATTGAAAGATGGTGGAAATCCAGAAAATGAAGGCAAAGTCTTCATGTATCAATACGGCAAAAAGATTTTTGACAAACTAAACGATTTGATGAATCCTCAGTTTGAAGATGAGACTCCAGTAAATCCATTTGATTTCTGGGAAGGTGCTAACTTCCGCTTGAAGATTCGTCAATTTGAAGGCTATCCAAACTATGACAAATCAGAGTTTGATGCACCTTCAGCGCTATACGAAGATGATGCGCAAATCGAAGCAGTATGGAAACAACAGCACTCTCTACAAGAGTTGCTTGATCCAAAGAACTTTAAAGATTACAATGAGCTTAAAGCAAAGTTGTATCGAGTTCTTGCTCTTGATGAAACTCCTCGCGAGCCAACAATGGCAACTGATGACTCTGACGATTTGGATCTGAGCAACATGGGTAATTCCCAACAAGCTGCTCCAGCTCCTGACGCTCCAGTTGCTGAATCTACGCCATCAATGTCAATGGACGATGATGACGATGATCTCTCAATCTTTAAGGAACTAGCGAATGGATAAAAAGGTCTACGAAGAAGTCTTAGATTTTGACTTTGGCTTCAGCTTTATTGATGAAGAAATTCAAGAAAAAGAAGCTGCTGCCAATGAACAAATCGAGGCGGAACGTAGAGCTAAAGAGGAGCTTGCAGATGCAGTGACCGACGCAAAGGTCACTGCTGAAGAATACGAATATCGTCTTGAGCTCCTCTATAAATCAATTTCGCCGTTTTTAGATAATCTTTGTAAAAATCCAGATAAGTCAACAATTTTTTGGCCTGATCGAGTTGCAAAGATTGAAGCTTATAAACAAAAGTTACTTAGGATTGTAGAGGGAACATAATGAGTCTATTAGATAAACTAGTCAAAAATAGCACAATCAAAATGACTGCGCCAATTACTGAATCAAAGGTATTTGGTAAAAAGGATATGGCACCAACACCAGTACCAATGGTAAATGTTGCTTTATCTGGTCAAATGGATGGTGGATTGACACCCGGCCTGCTTGTTCTTGCAGGTCCTTCAAAACACTTTAAATCAGCGTTTGCTTTGCTTATGGCGGCCGCTTATTTGAAAAAGCATGAAGATGCAGTTCTTCTATTCTATGATTCAGAGTTTGGTACACCCCAAGCTTATTTTGAATCATTTGGTATTGACATGGATCGTACTGTTCATACGCCAATTACCAACGTGGAAGAGCTTAAGTTTGATATCACTCAACAAATGGACCAAATCGAAAAGAATGATAAGGTCGTAGTTGTTATTGATTCAGTTGGTAACCTTGCTTCAAAGAAAGAAGTTGAAGATGCTCTTGACGGTAAATCAGTTGCTGATATGTCTCGAGCAAAAGCTCTTAAGTCTTTGTTCCGCATTGTTACTCCGCATCTTAACCTTAAAGACATTCCTCTCATTGCTGTTAATCACACTTACAAAGAGATTGGTATGTTTCCTAAGGATGTCGTATCTGGTGGCACTGGTATTTACTACTCAGCTGACAGCATTTGGATTATTGGTCGTCAACAAGATAAAGTTGGAACTGAAATCCAAGGTTACCATTTTGTTATCAACATTGAAAAGTCTCGTCACGTCAAAGAAAAGTCCAAGATTCCAATTACAGTATCTTGGGAAGGCGGTATTGTAAAATGGTCTGGTTTGATGGAGGTTGCTGAAAAAGGCGGCTATATTCGTAAACCAAAAGTTGGTTGGTATGAAGCAGTTGATCCAGCTACTGGTGAAATCATCTCTGAAAAATTACTTCGCGCAAAAGATATTGTTGACAATTCTGAATTTTGGAATACAATGTTTAATAAGACAGATTTCAAAGAATATGTCAAGAATGCGTTCTCGGTTGGCGGGAACATTATCCTACGGGATGAAGATGAAGCAGTTTTAGAGAATGATGAAGCCTAATGATCGAAAAAACAGTACTTACCAATTTAATCTTTAATGATGACTATTATCGTCGAGTTTATCCGTATATCAAAGCGGAATACTTCGAAGATCTTACTCAAAAGAAAATCTTTGAAACATATTGTTCATATGTTGACGAGTTCAAGGAGCCTCCAAGTGTGGAGGCTCTTAAGATTACTATCGATAAGCGCAAGGACTTAAACGAAGATTCATATAAAAATATTATGAATGCCGTTGATGAGTTTACAAGAGATCCTGATACTAATATGGATTGGCTTGTAAAAGAAACTGAAAAGTTTTGCCAAGACAAAGATTTGTTTAATGCAATACGCAAAGCAATTCTTGTGATTGACGGCGAAGATACTCAACTTGATAAAGGTTCTATTCCAGAACTTCTCTCAAATAGTTTGAGTATTAGTTTTGATACAAGTATCGGCCACGATTATCTTGAAGATTATGATGGTCGTTACGAGTTCTATCACAAAAAAGAAGAACGTCTACCATTTGATATTGATTTGCTTAATAAGGTAACCAAAGGTGGTTTACCTCGTAAATCTATGTCAGTGTTACTTGCAACTACCGGTGGTGGTAAATCTCTTGTTAAGTGTCATATGGCTGCAAGCTATTTGATGCATGGTAAGAACGTACTGTATATTACAATGGAAATGGCCGAGGAGCGCATTGCCGAACGTATTGATGCCAATATGATGGATTGTACTCTTGACGAATTAAAAACTCTTCCTAGAGATGTTTACGAAAAACGAATTAATCGTATTCAATCAAAAACTACAGGAAAGCTTGTCGTTAAAGAATATCCTACAGGCTCTGCGCACGTCGGTCATTTCCGCCATTTATTAAATGAACTACGTATGAAACGTGGTTTTACTCCTGATGTTGTCTTTATTGACTATCTAAATATTTGTGCCAGCGCTCGAGTAAAAGGTGCTGCTGCAGCTAATTCATATACACTTGTAAAATCAATTGCGGAGGAAGTTCGTGGCCTTGCTATGGAGTATAATTGCGCTGTCGTTACTAGTTCTCAGTTTAACCGCGACGGCTACGGGAACTCAGACGTGGACCTTACTAACACTTCTGAGTCTATGGGGATCACTCATACTGCTGACTGTATTCTCGGCTTAATCACATCAGAAGATCTTGATAAACTCGGTCAACTTATGATTAAGCAACTTAAAAATCGCTGGGGCGATCTTGGTTATTACCGTCGATTTGTTGTTGGTATTGATCGAGCAAAGATGAAAATTTATGATTTAGAAGAAGGTGCTCAAAGAGGTGTAGCACAAGATGCTCCTCAAACTGGAAAAGCACCATCTCCATCAGATACACCAGTATTCGATAAATCAAGTTTTGGTTCAAATAAGAAATCACTATTTTCAGCAGGAGACCTATCATGAGCTATGTAGTACAAGAAGATAACACTATTAAAGAAACCGAGACCAATGTTCATATTGAAGTACCAAAAGGTAAAAACATTTATGAATTGGCTCGTAAACTAAATCTTGGTTCTGGATTCAATGGCTTTACTCCTCCATTTTTTGCAAAGTTCATAAAGAGTTAAGAATATAAATAAGCTTATTAGTTAACTAATGGACTTATCATGTTACGATTTAAGCAATATCTGCGTGAAAAATACGTAGATCTAAAACACTCAGATCTTACCAAGCGTGGCGGCGCTCGTACACAGGTTTTTATTCAAAAAGTAAAAGACAATGAACCTTTTATGACTAAAAAAGGTGCAGTTGTTCTTGATAAAAAGCAGCTTCCTGATATTGAAAAAGGAATGGAAACCCGCGGATACAGCGATACCCTTAAAGGTAAAAGGACTACTGATAAAAAGTCAACATCTGTTAGATATTCAAAAGAGTTTTTAAAGACTCCTGAGTTTGGTGGTAAAGGTGCCGGTTTTGGTACTCAGGCTGAAGACGCTTATCTTAAGATGTTTACTAAAGAACTCGACGCGATATTCCAAAAAGAAAACCAACCAATCATTAAATTAAAAATTAATGGCCGTACAGTAGAATGCGCAGGCATTATTTCTACACCACAAAAAGGACGCAGAGCTCCTAAATCTGATTTTTCAATCGTAGATTCTCAAGGGAATGAAGTCGCATTCTTATCTCACAAAGCAGGTGGTAAACCTACAGACTTCCAACAATATGGTGGATTATCTGACAAAGCGTTTGCAGATAATCAAGAAGTAAAAGCGTTTATGGCTGCGTTAAATAAAGAATTTCCTAATGGTTTAGGAAAAGGACAATCTGCATATCGTACCGCAAAAAATAGTAAGCTTATTAACATGTCAGTATATGGCGTTGCATATGGCGGGTCAGCTGGTCACGAAAACGTAGATGAATTTCATCAAGGACAAATGAAACTTAAAAAGGTTGCGGGCGATGCGACATATGAAATTACGTCTACGCATAAAGGTACAAATGGCGATCCATTAGATGGCGGAGGATATGAGCCAATTCTATACGCTCGTTATACTGGAGATCGCGGGGCAAATATTGCAGGTACATTTATAAACAACGCAAGAATTGGTATTTTTCCAAAGGCAAAAGCTGCAAAGACAGCTAAAGAGATATGATTAATTTTAAGAAGTATATCTCTGAAGGCGTTAAGCTTAAACTGATTCGTGATAAGAATCAGGATGTACTTAAAATGTGGAACAAAGGTGATAAAACCTGGGTTGAGCTGAGAGGCAAGCCTGGGTTTGAACGTAAGTATGATCCAAAAGATCCATTGCATAAAGCAATCACAGCGCTTGGTAAATCTGCAAATATTTCTGACTTTGTTAATGGAGATGAAGTAAGCATTAATCCAAATCACCCTGATGGTAAAAAGGCATTGGCTACTATAAAGAAACTAATGAAATGAAAAGTTTTAAGCAATATATAAAAGAAGATAAAAACCTTCATATGACGCATGCAGAAGATGCTGTTATTGATGGTGGCGTGAAAGGAACACGTAACGTCATTAATTATCTCCGTAATCTTCGTGATATGCTTGCTGGTAATACTAAGTCTCCTGTTAATATCAGCGTTAAGTGGGACGGAGCTCCTGCAGTATTTGCAGGTACTGACCCAAGTGATGGAAAGTTCTTTGTAGCTAAAAAAGGTATTTTTAATAAGAATCCAAAAGTATATAAGACAAATGCAGATATCGATGCTGATACAAGTGGAGACTTAAACTCAAAATTGAAATTAGCCTTAGCTGAGTTTAGTAAGCTTGGTATTAAGGATGTAATTCAAGGTGATTTTCTATATGATAAAAATGATATACAAGAAATACAAATTGATGGAGAACCGCATCTTACTTTCCATCCTAACACGATTGTTTATGCGGTACCAAAAAACTCAGACCTTGGTAAAGCAATATCAGGATCCAAGGTCGGTGTGGTCTGGCATACAGTCTACCGAGGAAACGACTTTGAATCAATGTCAGCGAGTTTTGGAGAGGAGATTGCAACAAAACTCAAAAAAGTAAATTCAATCTGGTCGGTTGATGCTGTATTTAGAGATCAATCAGGTACAGCTAATATGACGGCTGCCGAAACAAAAGAATTTACTGCAATCCTATCGCAAATCGGATCTCTATTTAGAACCATTCCTGCAAAAACATTAAATGGCATGAGTGACGAAGATTTTAATAAAAGATTAAATGTATATATCAATTCAAAGGTAAGAGAAGGTCAGCGTATCGGCAATCCAAAAGCGTTTGCAAATGGTCTTGAAAAAGCTTTGAATGATTATTTTGATAAAGAAATTGCATCTAAGAAGTCAGCAAAAGGTAAAGCTGGCTGGGAAGCAAAGAAAAAAGAAGCTATGAAGTTCTTTAAACAAAACAAAAGAGCTGATATCGAAAAAGCATTTCAAATGTATAATCTCATCGTAGACGCAAAGCATATCATTGTTCGCAAGCTAGAAAAAGTTGGTGGACTTAAAACACTATTAAAAACAAAAGATGGTTACGAAGTAACTGGGCAAGAAGGTTTTGTTGCAATTGATCGTTATGGTAAGAATGCGCTTAAACTAGTAGATAGATTACAGTTTTCTGCAGCAAACTTTTCTGATAAGTATATTAAAGGGTGGCAGAGATAATGGCTAGTTATTTTCCTTCAGAAGATACCAACTTAAACATAGCAAGAGGCCTTGTTAAAGGTACTTTTCATGTAAACAAATTTGGTTTTAACGATACCGTCGGAACAGACTTTGAACCTATTTCAGTTGGAAGTACAGA